CGCGAACCGCCGATATGGTTTGCTTCGGCGATTTTAACTTAAAGAACCATCGTACACTAATTCATAACAAGATGTTTACCGACGCATTGCAAGCGTATTCTGCCAAATACCCCAACGATATTCGCCACAAAGACAATCATCTTTTTTGGCTTGAAAATGATATTTTATTAGAATTGAATGATAATGTAGCCATGTTAGATGGTATTCAACCCAATCTACAAAAGGCATTTCCCAACAAGTCTTGTAGACAAATTAACGAACAACTCAATAAGAACAAAACCGAGTCGCAAATACAATCTGCGTGCGAAACCTTATGGCGTTTCCTTCCAGAAGAAGGAAAAGCATCCATTGTGTCGAAACACTCGTAGAGAGATCCGTTTTAGGTTGGTTTTTCACATCGAACAATTATTATTTATTCTTCTTATAACAAACAAACATTCCATGAAATCTGTCGCGCTCACGCGCGAGCAAAAGATTCGCAAATCCGTGCGCGGATTCATCATCACCTTTCTCATCTTTCTGATCTTCCGGTACTATTTGGCGGAGTTGGCGCTCAGCAACACACCGAGCATGAAACGCGGTCTGGTCCTGTCCATGTTTTACGCCATGGCGTACGTGGTGTCGTCCAACACGTTATAAACCCTTTTAAACAAATTGAACGTATGAAACCCCAAACTATACCCCATGTCGAGTTCCGAAATCAAGGAAGATATTTTGGAGGAGGACGTGCTTCAGATTCCCAGCCAAAAGTTTGCGCTCATCTCGATCGTGTCTCCCCAATCGACGCAGAAGCACGAAGCGTGCGGACTCAAGATCCGTGGCGTGTTCGCCACGCGCGAGGAGGCGGAGTTCCATGTCAAGCGTCTGCAGAAGACCGAGTCCACCTTTGATATTTACTTGGTGGACATGTATAAATGGCTCCTCATCCCCCCGGACAATTCGAAGATTGAGGACAAGGAGTATCAGGAGGACATGCTTTCCCAGATTGTGAAAGGACATCAGGAGCAGCAGATGCTTGCGAAGCAACACCATCAGCAGCGCGTCCAAGACGATATCGAGCGTCAAATGAACGCGAACAAAAACACGAACATTCAGGTAGACGAAGTGATTGACTATAGCGCGGCGGCGTCGTCGTCTTCCACCAACCCTTGAAAACACGCGCGCGTATTTTTCACTCGGTCTTTTTCACGGTAATCAACGGTTTTTTGGGGTTTTTCGATAGGTGATTGCGATACTGTTTTTGCAAATCGATGATATCTTTTGCGTCGTGGTTCGGATCGTACAAGCGTTTGTGGGCGTTCCAAAACTTGCTGTGACCGACGCGAAAGGGAGTGTCGAACATGCGCGCCTTGTACCAAAACACGACGTCTTCGATCTTGTTGCTTTTGATCGTGTTGTCAAGCACGATACATTCGTAATTTTCCGTGCATGCGTTCATCACCTGGTTGAACATTTCGAATGTTGGGAAAATGCCGAAAAAGTTTTTGTAAATCTTTTCGCGATTCTGCAATATGTTTTCGCGAAAGACGAAGATATAGTCGATGTTCGAACGCAAATCGGGGGAAAGATCCATACAATACTGCATGGTGAGCATGAAGAAGATGTTCCAATGACGCCCGTTGTAAAAGATTTGACGCATGATTTTCTCGCGGAGAAACTTTTTGTCGTACATGCAGTCGTCCAAGATGATGAACACGTTCGACTTCATGCCTTGTTTGATTAACGCTTTTTGGCGCGCGACGATTTTTTCTATAACGTCCGACCGATATTCGTTGTACACGAATAGGTCGGGGATGAAACTTTGGTAGTAGCTGTTTCCCTCCTCCGTGCCCGACATGACGACACCGACCGGAAGGGCTTTGCGCTTGTGGTACATGACGTCCTTGACGCACGTCGATTTCCCGCTCATGCGTTTGGCGATAAACACCACGATTGAATTGTCCCGCATCGTGTCCGGATTGAATTTCTTCAACTGCAAGTTCATAACCGTACAAAACTACTATAGTAGAATGAAATTTAAATTCGTTTCGTCAACGAACGCTACGTTTATAGGACAAAACCATGTGTGTGTTTTTCAGTGTGTCGCGTCATGCGTCGATATTTTTTTCTCATGGCATATAGTATAAACAAACGAACACAACATGGGAGGAGGACTTATGCAGCTTGTTGCCATCGGCGCTCAGGACGTTCACCTGACGGGGAACCCCCAGATCTCTTTCTTCAAGGTGGTGTACCGCCGCCACACCAACTTCTCCATGGAGTCCATCGAGCAGTCTTTCAACGGTACCGCCAAGCCCGGTTCCCGCGTGACCTGCACCATCAGCCGCAACGGCGATCTCGTGACCAACATGTGGCTCGAGGTGGACATGGGTTCCGATGACGGTTTCGTGAACTCTGTGGGCCACGCTCTCATCGAGTACGTGGAACTCGAAATTGGCGGCCAGCGCATCGACAAGCACTACGGCGAGTGGCTTGAGATCTGGTCCGAGCTCACCCTCCCCGAGGAGAAGCGCCAGGGTTTCAAGGAGATGATCGGTCGCCGCGACAGCTCTTCATCTACCAGCATGCAAAACCAGAAGCTCTACATTCCCCTGCAGTTCTTCTTCTGCCGCAACCCCGGCCTTGCGCTGCCCTTGATCGCCCTTCAGTACCACGAGGTGAAGCTCAACATCAAGTTCCGCGACGGTGGGGACTTGAAGACCGGTTTCTCCGAATTCGACAGCGTGAAGTTGTACGTGGACTACGTGTACCTCGACACCGAGGAGCGTCAGCGTTTCGCCCAGATGTCTCATGAGTACCTCATCGAGCAGCTCCAACACACCGGCGCGGAGTCCACCAAGTCCGACCAGGTGCGCTTGAACTTCAACCACCCCGTGAAGGAGCTCGTGTGGGCCATCCGCCCTGCAAACAGCGAGGTGCTTCCGTTCGGTACGAGTGTAATGTATTCTGGTGACGAGTCTAGTAGCGAGTTCGCCACCGCGGCTCACGACCGTCTCGAAACCGCCAAGTTGCAGCTCAACGGCCACGACCGTTTCACCGAGCGCGACGCGGCGTACTTCCGCCTGGTGCAGCCCTTCCAGCACCACACCCGCGTGCCCAACAAGTACATCTACTGCTACTCCTTCGCCCTGAACCCCGAGGCCCACCAGCCTTCCGGTACCTGCAACTTCTCCCGCCTCGACAATGTGACCCTGAACTTGTCCGGTATGAGCGGTAAGCACTCCCCCAACGCCGGCGAATTGCTCGTGTACGCCGTGTCCAACAACATCCTCCGCATCACCTCTGGTATGGGCGGCCTCGCGTACTCCAACTAAAGGACTGGAAAACCCTTTTAACGACTTGTAGACGAAACACATCATAAACCCCGAGTATATAGAGAAGATACAAAAAAATAACACTTGGTAAAAACACAAAAACAACGCACGTGCTTTGCGTGTCACATACACCATTTTTTTTCTGTGGTATATGACATACAAATCAACGAACCACATTCACATACACAATGGGTGGAGGATTAATGCAACTCGTCGCCATCGGCGCTCAAGACGTTCACCTGACCGGTGAGCCCCAGATCTCTTTCTTCAAGGTGGTGTACCGCCGCCACACCAACTTCTCCATGGAGTCCATCGAGCAGTCCTTCAACGGCACCGCCAAGCCCGGTTCCCGTGTGACCTGCACCATCAGCCGCAACGGCGATCTCGTGACCAACATGTGGCTCGAGGTGACCCTTCCGAAAGAGTACTCTGCTGGTACCGATCATCAGTACGTGAACTCCGTGGGCCACGCCCTGATTGAGTACGTGGAGCTCGAGATCGGCGGTCAGCGCATCGACAAGCACTACGGTGAGTGGCTCGAGATCTGGTCCGAGCTCACCCTCCCCGAGGAGAAGCGTCACGGTTTCAAGGAGATGATCGGTCGTCGCGACGCGTACAACGACAAGTCCAAGTTGGAGTCTCGCGAGCTTTTCATCCCCCTGCAGTTCTTCTTCTGCCGCAACCCCGGCCTTGCGCTCCCCTTGATCGCCCTTCAGTACCACGAGGTGAAGCTCAACATCAAGTTCCGCGACGGCAAAAAGCTCGACACTAATGGTGATATATCCGGAAAGGATGTGAAGGATTTCGACAGCGTGAAGTTGTACGTGGACTACGTGTACCTCGACACCGAGGAGCGTCAGCGTTTCGCCCAGATGTCCCACGAGTACCTCATCGAGCAGCTCCAGCACACCGGCGTGGAGTCCACCAAGTCCGATCAGGTGCGCCTGAACTTCAACCACCCCGTGAAGGAGCTCGTGTGGGCCGTGCGCCGCACCGCGAACGCCGAGGTGCTCGAGTTCGGCAACGTGTCTGCCAATCTCGGCAGCTACATTGACGCTAACGGTAACGTTGCAGGCGATGTGGTGGACTTCCCATTCGCCACGCCCGCGGACGAGTCTTTCGAACTTGCCAAGTTGCAGCTCAACGGCCACGACCGTTTCACCGAGCGCAAGGCGG